ATGTACAGTGTAGAAATATTTTAAGGAGGCATAAAAGACGATGTTTATAAGAGTTGAGGATCAGAGCGGAAACATTACTATCTGGCTTAATGTGAACCAGATAGCAAAGATGGAGGAGAGTAGGAGCTCAGAGGAGTTAATGGGATATAGCATAACTACTGTGGATAATAAGGAGTATTATTCTCCAGATGTTAAGGCTATACAGGCTTTATTGATGCCAGTAGTTGTAATGGAGCCAGAGGGCGATATTGTAGAGGAGCTTAAAAAGCTGGATATGAGAAGAAATGTTATGGTGGGGTGTTAGATATGGAGGAAAAGTTAGATAAGTTTTTAGCATATCTGGAGGAGAACGGAGTAGAGATCTCTGGAGAAACAGCTTTTAAGTGTGATGATGGGATTGTACTTTTTAGCCCTAATGAGGGAGGAGGAGTAGATATAGCCATTATCAGAAATGTAGTTGAGTTAAATTACAACTTAGGTATCACGGATGCAGATGTAAACCTCTTTAATACGGAGGTAGGCATTATGCAGGAGTTAGGAGGAGAGCAGTAATGGAGTGTTGCGGTACTTGCGGTAATAATTGTTATGATGGTGGAGAGTTTGTATGTAGCTGTGAGGCTAGTGATGCTTATGGATGCCCTACAGCTTATAACGATACTTGTAATGAGTGGTGTGAGAAAGGAGATAATTAAAATGACAGGAAAAGAGTATGTAGAGTTGGCTATGAGAACTAATGACGGTAACGCAACAGACAGGATCGAAAAGGCTATTGAGCTTTTACATAGACCAGATAAGCCTAAGTGCTTTAAGCCTGTAGTAGAGGATCTGGGAGGAGTGCTTAACGGATGTTTAGGGCTTGCAGGAGAGGCAGGAGAAACTCTGGATATGATTAAAAAGTGGATTTTTCACGAAAAGGATCTTGATAGAGAGCATCTTAAAAAAGAGCTGGGAGATGTAATGTGGTATATGGCTATGATCTGTTATAGTTTTGGTTTCGATCTGGATGAGATCCTCCAGATGAATATTGATAAGCTCAAAGCCAGATACCCAGAGGGATTTGATACAGAGAGAGCTAACCATAGAGCGGAGGGAGATATTTAATGGCGGAGATAGATAACCTCATAGCTGAGGTAAATAAGAAATACAAAACGGATATAATCCGTAAAGCATCTGATCTTAAGGGGATAGAGTTTATCCCCTACACCTCCCCTATGATGAATTACTTAACCAGAGGCGGAGTACCTGTAGGGAGGATCATAGAACTTGTAGGATTGCCCCAGAGTGGTAAAACTACTACAGCTCTGGATATTATCTCTAATTTCCAGAAAAAGTATACAGATAAGTACTGTGTATATCTGGATGCAGAAAACACGATAGATAAGGAGTGGGGAGAAACTCTGGGGGTAGATTGGAGTAAGGTAATACTTATCCAGCCAGAGAGTGAGTACGGAGAGGAGCTCTTAGATATGCTCTTAGACTACATAAGATCTGGTAAGATCGGCTTGGCAGTATTAGATAGTGCTCCCTTTATTATCCCTAAAGCAGTACAGGAAAAAGGCTTAGATGAGAAAAGCTATGGCGGTAACAGTGCTCTTATGAAAGCCTTTTGTGATAAGGCGGTACCGCTTTGTAAGAAAGTGGAGTGTACTTTTCTCCTCATCAATCAGTTAAGAGAAAATATAGGAAATCCATACAAGCCTTTTAAGATCCCATGTGGTACAGCTATAGCTCATGCGTGCTCACAGATCTTATGGTTTACAAAGGGATCCTTACTGGATGAGAAGTATAAAGAGGTAAGTAGCGGATATGCTAACCCTAGTGGTAATCTGGTAAGCGTGAAAGTGGAGAAAAATAAGGTTACTAAAAATGATCG